CGAGCGTGTCCTGCATGTAGTCGGTCAAAGCCGTGATCGACATCCTCCGCGCATCACCCGAATTCGGCGCATAGACGGGAATCTGATCGCCGCTTGACGGCGTGCCGAGGAGCGGGAGCTTGTTGATCGTCGGCATCTTTACTTCACCAGGTGATTAACGAACCAGGTTCCCAAGCCCCCGAGCGCTGACGCAATCGCCATGCCGGCGAAGATCCCGCCGTGACTGCGATTGGCGAGCGCGAGAAGCTCCTTCACGTCCTTTTGCAAGTCATCGACCTGCGCTTCCAGCGTCTTTACCTGCCCGATCAGCAGTCCGAATTTCACGGGATCAACATCCGTCACGATATCAGCGCTCCTTCAATGGCAGCGTCGTGATCGCGCGCAGCACCACGACAGCGGTTGCAATCATGCACCCGACGAACGCCTGGCCGGCGGGCGGGAGCGGTAAATGGAAAACGAAACCTTGCAAGACAGAGAGCACCGCCAGTGCGATGGAGAACTGGATCGTGCGGGAGCGGAGGAGGTTGTGGAGTGTCATGCCGCTGTTGTTACCGCTGTCCACGTTGTAGCGCCGTCGGTGTTTACATACATACGGTTATTCGTTGTTGACCCGTCAGACCGAAGATACAAAGAGCCTTTTGCAGCCGAAAGCGTTGGCGCGCCTGATCCAAAATAAACGCCGAACAAAAAAGTAGAACCAAACTGAATGCCTGCGCCTTGAACGCCGCCCGACGTTGTTGCCACATTGGGGGCCACATTCAAGTTTGCCCCGGTCACGGCAACGCCAGTTGCGCCGTTAGCTGTAAGCCTTATGGCTCCGGCCCCGGCCTGCTCAATATTTATCGCCTTTGCGGAAACGAAATTAGTTAAATTGAAATTGTCGGCGTTCGTCATTAGCAGTTCAGCGGTCGCGCCTGAACCTGCCCCGCCAGATGAATTACGAAACCTCGTGGATACATTGTTTAAAAACGCCGGAGTCTGACCAGAAACGGTGTAGAAGCCGTCGTTGTATTTTCCATTGACGATAAAGCTTTGCGTGCCATTGTCAGTGATCGTTTTGCCAGCAGACAAAATGTTGCTGCCATCAAAACCAAATCCTGAAACACCGGAGGCGACGGTTATGTTGTCGCCAAATTGATTTCCAGAAAATTGAGCGCTTGATTGTTCGACAGTGGTGGTGCCAATAATTCTGCACCCAAGCGTCATACCGCCGTTCACGCCCGAAGGGCTTGTCCCGGACGCAATGTACAGCTTCCCTATTTGACCGCCGCAAATAACCGCTGACCCCGTATCAATCAGCTTGACGCCGCCTGTAATTTGGCTGGTGTAAATTCCGTAGAGCTGGTGGTAAAGAGTAGCGGTTCCGCTTACGCCTATCTCGATGTCATATCCTGTGGCAGACGCATCGGCCGTTTGGTAAACGTCGCAAGTGCCAATAATTTCTACGTGGTTTCCCGTGGCTTTTACGGCTCTTGCATACGCCCAACGCGACCCGCAATTAATTAATCGAACATTGTTTCCGCTAAAATTTAAGTTGTCCCCTGTGTAAACTGGGGAGGCGGCATCACCATAAAACGATATGCCGTTGATTTCTACGTTGTTGCCCGTTGAGGTCAGAAGAACGCCGCTTGCATTCTTCTTAATGACAACCGCGCCTGTTGCTGTAAACACTTGGCCAGAAGTGCTTTGTGTCAAACCATGGGCCATGTATGTGCCCGATGGGAATATCAATGAAAATCCGCTATTAATCGCCGCCTGTATCGCTGCCGTATCATCCGTTACACCATCACCTACCGCCCCAAAATCCTTAACCGAAACCACGTCCCGCAGCTTGCTCTGCACCGTGCGCGTGACAGCGCCCGTACCTGCCTGCAAAAAACTAACCTCGTCCGAGTTATCGGGCATATCGAGGTTGTTCTGCATGTAGGTCTGCATCTGCCCCACCGACACCCGCCGCGTATCGCCGTTCGACTCGTCGAAGATCGGCAGACTATCGCCTGGGAGAACCTCGCCGATGGGGGAGAGATTGATAATCTGCGGCATCAGTTGAACTCCAGAATGCCCTCGGGGCCTGTCTCGACAGGATCAACCGGGGTTGGCATGAAAGGATCGTCCGCGTCGCGCCAGTATTTGTTACCTGCGCCGGACGGGAGCGTATCGGGGAATTGCAGTTCAATCGGCGCGGTGGCGCGCTGCAAGACGGTATCGTAGGCGGTCTTAGCCAGCAGGCGCGTGTCCGGCATGATCTGCTTGCCATACGACGGCGCCAGGCGCACGGCGAGGTTGAGAATAACCGCCTCGTTTGCGCTGTCGGGAACGTTGGTTTCTTCTGCCAGGCTGCCCTGCTCGGGAGACGCAGGTATCGGGTAGGATAGCCGGAGACCCTTGCCGTTCCAGTCCGCCATCATGGCGTCTAAACGACGCCGTGCGTACTCGAGTTGCTCCGGCTGGATATCGAAAACGTAGGACGCGAGCCCTATCTCGGTGAGCGCCGCCTCAACGAATTGCCTCTTCGTGTACGCCATTGCCTCGCATCACCTCGCTGATTCGCGCCAATAATACCTTGTCTGCCGTTCGGGCATTGTAGCGAATCCCGAGCTTGCGTGCTTGTTGTTCAATCTCCCCTCGCGACGGCGGTGCCTCGTCACTGGGCAAAGCATACGTGCGCCGCTTGCGCAGAGCAATCGAGCGCATACGCCCGCGCAGGCGCGGATAGGCGGCTTCGCCCGCAGCGTCGCACGCCTCCGCAATCGACTCGAACCATTTACCCGACGCCAGCGCCTCTGCCAGCTCTTCCTCGCTCTCGACCGACTTGCAGCCCCACGTGGGATGGCTTGTCGTTTTCTGATACGGACCCGGCGAGCAGTAAACGTGGCGCGGATACATCATTTCCCCTTTTTCTTCTTTGCGGTGCGCGCCGTCTCGAGCGCGATTGCAATCGCCTGCTTCTGCGGGCGTCCTGACTTCATCTCCTTCGAGATGTTCGAGCTGATCGACTTCTGGCTGTAGCCCTTCTTCAACGGCATAAATGCTCCTAAAGAGAAAGGGCGGCATTGCGCCGCCCCTCTCTATTCAGTCATTACTGACCGAAGATCAGCACGCCGGCCATTTCCGGCGCGGTGCAGACGACCCCGTACAGCGTATCCAGACGATACTTAATCGTCATGGTGTCGATGTCGTAGAACTTCTGCATCACCAGCTCGATGCCCTGGTCCGTGCTTGCACGCATGACCGCCGCGCCGCTGTCGGTCGGAACTGCGTATCGGCCCGGAAGCAGCTCGATCGAGTTCTTGAACCAGAACGGGTTGACGTTGCAGGCGTTGTCGTTCAGCCAGTTGATCGTCGCAGTCGCCGAGGTCGACGCTACGTTGATGTTCTTGTACTGAAGCTCAGCATCGGTCGGAGACGAGTTCGCGCCAATCATCGGCGGAGAAATCGTCATCGTCGTGCCAGTGTCGACCGAGATCACGCGGAAGGTCTTCGGCTGGCCCGTCGACTGCTTGGTGATCTGATGCACGGCTTCGATGCCGGGAATGGTGAAGCAGTCGCCTGCCACCACGCCGACCGTGGTCGATACCGTTACCGTCTGATAGCGGTTGTCCACGTTCAGAACGCCCGCGGTCGAGGTCGTGGTTGCTCGCGGGACGAAACGGACCTGGGCGCCGTTGGTTGCGATGGTGACAGCCGTCGCCTGGGCAGCCAGACGGTTGGCGTAGTCCATCTTGTAGGTATCGAAACCTGCAACCATGCCGACGTAGGATCGCTCATACGCGCGATCAGACTTCGCGTTACCGAACGAACGGGTCGCAACCGCCAAGTTGCCAGCCAGTCCGTTGTAGTCGCGGGTCGACAGCGCCAGGTAGCGGTCGTAATCCTGCACGCCCTGCTCGTTCATGATCGCATCGCAGAGTGCCACGTCGTCGTAGTCACCCGCCGCACCAGCGACTGCAACAACGAGCGTGCCCTGGTTCGATGCGACGTTCAGAACGGAACGGTTGATGTCGGACGCCAGCTTCTGCTTAGCGGCATCGCCGAGGCGGCCTTCTTGCAGCGCGTCGCGCAGTTCCTTCGCGTTCAGCTTCCAAGCCGAGGTTTTGGAGAAGCCGAGCGTGGACGGCACGGAAAGCTGCGTCATGTCGTCGTAGTTCGACGAGATAGACGAGCCGACAGTGCTATCAAAGCTCTGCGCGATGTACGGCATCGGACGCCAGATGGTATCGCGTGCGCGCTCCATCGTTGCGCCGTCGGTGGCGTAGACGTTGACGTTACGGCTCAGAACGAGCGCATCCTGGAAGCCTTCGAGAATGTTCTCGAACGCTACGATTTCCTCTTTCGAAAATGCATTAGGCATTTCAGACTCCTGTTACTTTTGTTGCCGCGACCGCTTGTAAGCCATGACCTTTGACATATCGCCGGTCTTGAGTGCCTCGTTGCGCAGTCGCTCAAGTGTTGAATCTACAGAACTTGCACGCCCGGTGCCTTTAACAACGGGCTCTGGCGCCGGCGGTGGCTTGCGAGTAGTCACTTTGAGTTCCTTCTCCAGCTTCGCAACCGCAAACGCGAACTTTACGGGATCTTGGATCGCAGCCAGTTCCTTCGCTCGCCGAGTGTTCTTGCCGAGCGCATACACCACGAG